ACCTTTATGCGCATTCCATTTGGTAAAACTCAAGACTTACCTATTCGTATTGAAGATGGTGTTGACAAGTGTCACGAATTTATGGCTGAAGCCCAAAAGACATTGGACAATGCTGTTTACGGGCTCAATGATGCCAAGATGCAAATCATGCAGATGCTCGGGCAACTTGTAACTAATCCCAAGTCAATTGGAAGTGCGATTGCGATTCACGGCCCTCCTGGCACCGGCAAAACTAGTCTTGTAAAGGAAGGTATTAGTAAGATTCTTAACCGACCATTTGCTTTCATTGCGCTTGGAGGCGCTACTGACAGTAGTTTTCTAGAAGGACATGGTTACACTTATGAAGGCTCAATGTGGGGTAAGATTGTTCAAATCCTCATTGATAGTAAGTGTATGAATCCAGTCATCTATTTTGACGAGCTTGATAAGATTAGTGAGACTCCTAAGGGTGAGGAAATCGCTGGCATCTTGACGCATTTGACTGACACAACTCAAAACACACAATTTCACGACAAGTATTTTGCCGAAATAGATTTTGATTTAAGTAAATGTCTCTTTATATTCAGCTACAATGATGAGAGCAAGGTCAATCCGATTTTAAAAGACAGAATGTATAGAATTAAGACAGCTGGTTACAATCAGAAGCAAAAGACAAATATTTCCAACAGTTATTTGTTGCCCAAGATAAGAGAACAGGTTAAGTTTTCGGTCGAGGATATTGTGATTCCAGATGCCACACTCCATTACATCATTGATAATTATTGTATGAGAGAGGACGGAGTACGTAATATGAAGAGATGTTTGGAGATAATCTATACCAAGTTGAATTTGTATCGGCTGATGCGTCCAGGCTCTAATTTGTTTGAAGAGGATATGTCGATAAAGGTAGCATTTCCATTTACAGTAACAAGAGATATTGTAGATAAGTTAGTCAAGACAAATAAAGACTCGATGAGTAGCGCGTTGTATTCTATATATGCTTAAAATCCACTTTTCAAAAAGTGGAGCAAAAACATCTTAAAAAACTATAAAATAATATATTATTAATATAACAAATAAAAATGAGTTTTAGAAATAAAATTGCTGAAATAAAAGAAAGACAATCTATTTTTTTACCACATTCGCCTTCACATTCGCCACCAAAGTCAACACTACATAATCCAAAGTCGCCTCTACATTCGCCACCAAAGTCAACACTACATAATCCAAAGTCGCCTCTACATTCGCCAAAGTCGCCTTTATATTATCCTAGTTCACCTCTACATTCACCAAAATCGCCTCTACATTCGCCTCCGAAATCTCCAAAGTCGCCTTTACATTCGCCAAAGTCGCCTTTATATTATCCTAGTTCACCTTTACATTCACCAAAATCGCCTCTACATTCTCCTCCGAAATCTCCAAAGTCGCCTTTACATTATCCTAGTTCACCGCTACATTCTCCTCCGAAATCTCCAAAGTCGCCTTCACATTCACCACCTAAAACACTACATAATCCAAAGTCGTCTTCAATAACAAAAAGAGAACCAAAATATATATTTCTTAGTTTTTTAAGTCATGGTGGGTTTGGCAGAGCAACCCAACCGTATAAAGCAAATAAACACGCATCAGTAAGTTTGAAAACACTTCATTCAGTGCCGAAATTAATGACATATATGAACTGTAGTCCAGGCACTTCACTAATTGGTGAAGATGGTGGAATGGATAATGTAGTATTGGCAAATTATTTTAAAAACAACAGTGATTATGATATGATAGACATTAGTGAATATTATCATCCGAAAGCAAAAACAGATGAACAATTATTGTCTTATAATTTCCTGGAATATATGAATTTCGCATTAAATGAATTGGATATGAGACCGCGTAACAGAACTGAAAAATACAGAATTGAAAATCCTAAGGATATTGATGTATGTCGTAATAGTTTTATTTGTAATGATAAAGTTGGTATTAGTCATCGTTTTCCTAACAAATCGTTTTCTACCGATTACCCGTCAACCTATACCATCCCAGGAGAAGACTGGGGAGTATTTATTTACAATAATAATTGCGGTATTAAACCCGGCACGGATATAGCATCAATAAATGAAATTAAAAGAGATGAAATAAAAGATAAAGATGAAAATGTTATTGGGCTTGATTTTCATTTAGCAGATATTATTTCAGGTCTAACTAACAAATATGGACTAACAGAAGATGACCATTTGTTTTTGTTTGACTATTCTTGTAACACTTTTGGACCTAACAGTATTAATCAGCAAAATGACCCACGTCTAATAAGACGACTTGGACGCAGTGTTACATCCGATTTTGGCTTAGGAAAAAGGAAGACCCGTAAAACTAAAAACGTTAAACAAAGAAAAGTCAACAAAAGTAGAAGAAAACTAATTAAATAGAAATACTATATAAACATTTATTACAAGTATAATATAAATTTGTACTTGTAATATGTCAGTAGAAAAAGAAATACTTTATAAAATGAAAACAACAGCAAGTATATTTTTGAATACATTAAAGCAAGTAAGAAAATTAAAGGAGGCAATAGATAAGGATATTCATCTTGAAATGGATAACAATTATTTTGTTGAAAAGCGAACTAGTTATAAGGATTTTGCGGAAGTGTTTGATTTAACATCTATAGATGAAGTTATAAATATTTTGGAACCGCTTATTAATAACATTTTGGAAGAGAGAGAAAATGTTTGTGAAAATCATGAATACATTGAAGACCGAGTTGAGACAGGAGTCGAATGTGATATGATGACAGTCTATTATTGTAAATTTTGCTACGTCTCTAGAAAGACTGAGTAAGACTTTAATTGTATTGTGTTAGTTAAGTTAAAATATTTTAACTTAATTAACTTTGTTATAAAAATAATATTTAATATTCGGAATAGGGTACATTGTTGCCACCACGGGATATCAGAGTATTATATTGTTGCGTCGAAATACACGCACATCCTAAACTGTTAGAGTATGTATTGGGGCAACACTCTGGTTTAAATTGGGTATTGGCAAAAAAATCCATTTCGCCTTCATTCAATGGTTTTTGATTCTTGCCTCTATCCCAAATGGATTGGACTCCAGCGTCGGGAGTAGTTCCGGCAGTATAAACTAAAGATGGTTGACCCCATTTGCTTGGGTCGATGTAGTAATCGGGTGCACCATTTTCAGCAAATTGGGGACCGGCATTAGTCTTATAATTAGAAAAACCTTCTTTGGGCTTGGCTTTTGGCATAAGCATGCCCTCCATTATGCTAAAAGCAGACTTTTTAGGACCATAACCCTCCTTTTTAGAAGATAAACCCTCCTTTTTAGAATATCCCTCCTTTTTTTGACTAGTCATACCCTCTTTTTTTTGACCATTCATACCTTCCTTTTTAGGACCATTCATACCTTCCTTTTTTTGACTAGTCATACCCTCCATTAAGTTACCTGTGCTACAAGCACATAATGTATGTCCAAATAAAACTATAAGGAGGAATATAATGATTAAAACAATCTCCAATCTACATTTGTATGAACCAATAGAAATATCCATGTTATACATATTTGTTAGATTATTTTTATTTTGTAAATATTTTACTTCTTCTTAATATTCTGATTATTTAGGTTATTCTGGGTTAGTTTTTACATATATTGGACTTTGTACTAATGTATATTTAGAGCAAGCAGCAGCAGGAGAGTCATCAGGGTCATCGGGAGTATCAGGGTCATCAGGGTCATCGGGGTCATCGGGGTCATCGGGGTCATCGGGATTATCAGGGTCATCGGGATTATCAGGGTCATCGGGAGTATCAGGATTATCACAAATTGTACCACATGTTCCTCTATTATAACCGCAGTCGCATACATTTTGATTATTTGGATTTATAAAGTATCTATAATCAATCATTTTTTGTACATAATTTAAATCACTTTTAAGAGGAAGACTAGTAGTAACACATGAATTTTTCTTTTTACACCAAGCACATTTTCCGTCAGTACCAGTTAACGTTGTTGAACATGTGCCACAATTTTTTATATCTGAGCAATTTTCATAATTCTCTTGAAACCCTTCAAACAATGGTTTACTATATAAATATACAAACACTACTGAAATCAATATAACAACCAATATATATACACTTTTACGCATTTATATATAAATTAGATAAAATGATTATAAAATAAAATCAATAATATTATTGTAATCATTGATTATTTGTCCATTTGAACTAAAAATCCGATTACTGCTTAATAAATGATACAATTTTGATTGTTGGTTGTTTTTGCCTAAAGCTCCGATTAAATCACTTCCGTCAATTTCAACTATCCCATAAACCTTTCCACCAGTTTTTAATATGTCTCCAATTTTTATATCTGTTATATATTTGTTACAACCGAGTAATTCTACTACAAAATCGGATGTAAAACCTATATCTAAATGGCGATGAATATCTAAATAACTATTACATTTATTTTCTCCAATAAAGTTTAACACTTTTTGTAAACTATTGTCGTATAGTTCGTCCCAATCCAAGAAATATAATCCATTTAATAAAATTTCTTTTGAACTAGTATTCAAACAATAAATAAATGGTTCTTTATATCCGTATATTTCAATTGATTCCGGGTGGTCTTTTACAAAAATCCATTGATTTTTATATTTTACCTGATGATATTCGCTAACAATAACACCATTCAATGAATACATTTTATTATTGGATAAATCTAATTTCATTGTTGCGGTTATTCGAGTGCTATCATCTAATATATCACCTGGTTTGATTTCAGATATTTTCTTTGTTTCACCGCTATACATTGTAAATAGGGTATTCTTATCAAAACATAATTTTAGCTTGGGAACTTTTACAGGGCTCAAATGAAATGTTATAGACCATACAGTAATAACGACAGACATAAATACCGATAATGCCAATACAGGTGTCATTAAAGCAAGTAATATAGGCCACATTGCCGGTATAAACGATAACGCTATAAGTACACCTATAAGAATTCCTAATATGGTAACCATTATTTCAAAAAATGCGCCAATAAATGATTTTATTGCATAATATGAGCCTAAAGCAGTATATAAACTAGCAGCCATAATGCCTTCGGTCTTATGTAATGAATCCATCATAGCTATTAATATTTTAAGTAGTGGAGCAATAATATTCATTATTCGTCCCATTACTTCTTTCACAAAATTAGTTATATTATCTCTCATTACAGATAATGCCCCTCTTAAGTTATTAATTGCTGTACCAATAGCTGTAAATGCTTCATTTATTGAATTTAATAAAAATACTTGTGGTTGAGTGATTGTAGATGTCATATTGACCATTTTATTTTGTAAACAATATTGAAAGTTTTCACTCGTGTATTGTGCTGGAGTTTTTCCCTCAGGAGTTACAATATATCCGGCAAATGGAATATACTTGGGATTACATCGTTGGTTTGTCCAATCAGCCGCAATTTCCACCTTATTCTGCTGCATTAAAGAGAATGATACAGCAATTAAAACAACAATTGTTGAAATAATTACAATTAATATTGATGAGCCATATAAGTCTGTATATGATTGTTTGTCATATATGCTATTTATGTAACTAGCCGCTTTATTTAAATTATTTATATTTCCATTAACATTATTTTCATTATCCATTTATACTATATATATAAATGGATAATAATACTCGGATATTGTCTTAATTATTTTGTTAGTTCATCATCTTCCCAATCCCAGAAAATATGTTCTCCGATTGGTATTCTCTGTTTTGATGTTATTAAACATGATAACCATTGTGGATTGATATCCGTTATAACAGCATTTGGATAATTCTTTACCTTGACAAACTTATTCTTTATATTGTCATGTATAAAATGTTCTCCAGTTACATAAATTGCTTCACCATTTACACCTCCATTAATTTTGTAAAAGACGTCTTTGTTTGGGTTATCTAATTTCATAACAGAAATAATTTTAGACCCATCAGTCAATTCTGCGCCTAAAGGTAGGTCTTTCATCGCAAAAACAGAACCGTCTTTTGTTTCAACCTTTGTGTCTGGATGGAAACAAGATGTAAATTTCAAGGCTGCTCCTACAACCCCTGCTCCTGATATTAACATTTTAGTAAATCCATCTAACATATACATAAGAGTTGTAATAACTCCAATTAGTTTGGCAAACATATCCTTTACAGCAATAATCATTTTCTGAAATTCTATAATTAAATTCAAAAATACACCAAAAATATTAGGTATTATATTAGACAAGAAATCTCTGATATTGCTAATCATGCCACGAGCGTTATTTACATCATTGCTACTTGATTCCGCAAAGCTTGATAATGAAGATATCATATATGACATAGGCTGCATTAGTACTCCCATCATATTTACTTGTGAATTTTGTACACAATAATTAAAATCAGAAGAAATACTGTCTGAATAAATCCAATAAGCTGGATTACATCTATATTCGTTCCAATTATCCTTTATATTTGTGGCTGAAGTATAATACATCATTAGGGCAATTTGTGCTATAAATCCTAAATTAACTAGTGCAAATATAAAATAATTTTTTCCTGTTGGCATTATATTATTATTATATATTTTTTATTATTTTTTGACTATTCGTTTTCTACTATTGCGTCGTTTTCTACTATTGCGTCGTTTTCTACTATTGCGTTGTTTTATACTATTGCGTCGTTTTCTTGACCCAGCTTTTTGTACTTGAGGCGCTGTTTTCCAAGCATTATCGCCAGCGCTTTGTGCCGCATTATTTGCGAATAATTTTGTGAGTTGGGTATTTGTGTTTGGCAATGTAGAGCCAGGATATGGCATTTGTAATGGAGCTACAGTAATTGTAGCTGGCTGTAAATTTGCTGCTCCGCCTTTTTTTCTTAAAGAGCCTCCTTTGTTTGTACCCAATAAACTAGATAATTGTTTATTAGCATTTACTGTGTTTGCTTGTCCAGTAGAATACACAGAACCGTCTTTTGCTCCTAATGGCGGCGAAGATATAACAAATTGTGGCATATCAGAATACATTATATAAACTATATATAAAATATTAATTTAGATAAAAAAAGGTTAAAAATAGTATTTTAATATATAAATACAATACAATGGATGAAAATCAGAGACTTCATTTACAAAAGATGATTGCTGCCAACAATGTTGAAGACCAGACTGGATTAATTCGTGAATTAAAGCATAGTCATATTCTTAGAGAAAATGTTAACAATTTGGTTATGTTAAAGGCAAAATATATGGATGACCAAGACGCACTTAATTTAGAGGCAATGTCCGAATGTAATTTTCTGTTTACTTATTATACTGACCTTTACAACAAAATTAGAAAGGATGAAATTGATTTAAAGATTTTATTCCAATTTTTAGATGTGCTAAATAAGATTGAAGAAGGTCGAATGGACCAACATGAGGGGTCGTATGAAGTTGGACTGTTGCTAAAAAAAATATATGTAGACAGTGCGCTAAGAAAGGCTGAGAAACTGAATGCCGAGCATGGGTCGACAGAGCCTGAATACAAAGGTCCACAAGTAGAAATATCTTGGAAGCAATTTAAGACTTTGAACAAAAAGTAAATAATAAATAAATAATAATAATAATAATAATAATATTATTTGTAACAATATTATTATTTATCGTAAAGCATACTTATCAATAGTTACTGCTTTTGTAACATTTTTCACAATTTTGTCAATATTGTCTATTTGTTCTTGTTCAGTTGCACCTGACATAGCATTCATTACTATTTTGTTATATTTATCGTACTTTTTAGTTCTTGGGTCTTTACATTCTGGATTTTCTTTAACCCAATCATTAATTTGTTTTATGTTTTTAAATGCAACCCTTTTAATTGCGCTTTTGATTAACGGTTTTTCATCAGTTTCTTTAATCCATTCATCATTGTTCTTAATGTAAAGCACTTCTCTCTTTGTATCACTACAGTGGATGGGTCTTAAATGAACATCAATAGCATTTATACCTTTTACAAAAATTTTAGAAACACCATCAGCATAACCTAGATGTGCGAATTCTTCCAAGTCTGACAATTGCATCTTTATTGAATCAACAAATTCATTAATATTCAATGCGTCTTTACACTGTTCATTTAAAAAGAAATTTAAGTTGAAAGATTTATTATTACAATTGTTGTTAATATTATTATTGTTTATAATATTGTTATTATTTACAGTCTCCTTTTTAAGTAACTCTAGAATTAACGTTTTGAAATCTTGGTTTTGCTCAAGCATAAATTCTTTTAATGTCTTGTTTTCATTTACTAAGGTATTAATTATATTTGTATCTGTGCTCAAAATAGTCTTGCTAGAAGTATGGTATAGACATTTCTTATTATGTTTCCAAATCCCACTTTGTGTAATGAATTTTTTTCCACATTCGCATTCAAAATTGGGGATTTTTGGGATTTCCAAAACTTCCAAATTAATTCCATTTTGTGTTTTTTTGTGTTTTGATGTGGACAAATGTTTAGTATAATCTTTTTTGTTACCAGTTTTGTATTGACATATATCACAACAAAAGTTGGGGATTTTTGGGGACAAATTTATTTCCATTTCTTCTAAACAAACCAGATATTTTATTTTTTCAAAAAAAAACGTAAAAAATATCGTCACAAGATTTTCATACAAAAAAAATAATTTAGAGCATCTTGGTCACAATGTGAAAAAAACGTGTTTTTTAAACTTTATTTGGGTTTTCAAATTTGGACATTTTAAAAATGTCCATTTTTTGATTCCCTTTTTACTTTTTAGAAAATATTTATAAACTTTTAAAAGGAACTAATGAAAACTAGTTAAACATAATTTACTATATAAACTAACAAAAATGTCACGCAA